CACATCTCACAATCAACATTCAAATGGCGGAACACCTTTAAGAGGTAATTACGCAGGTATTGGTTATGAATGGGACGAAGATAATCAAATTTTTTGGCCTAAAAAACCATACGCATCTTGGGTAAAAAATACAACAAATGCTAAATGGCAATCACCAATTGGTGATGCTCCTGCATTAACTGCAGAACAAACCTCACAAAATGAAGCTGGTACACATTCTTGGGATTATGATTGGAATGAATCAGGCCAGTCTTGGGACTTGACAGATCGATTAGCATAAATTAAAATTGGTGGTGGTATGCAAAAGAAAGTATTAACAGAGCAAGCATTATATTACGGTGATGTAGCAATGCCTAAAGGCTGGGACATTGACCGAGATAAGTTATCAGGCGACATTTTACAATCAGTAATTCAAAACAAAGATTTTCCATTCTCAAGAACTTGGGATATGTTGAATACTTATATGCGAGATCACATTAATCTCGAGTATGATATTCAATTAGTTAACAAAGAAACGTGGGGTAACATTTATAAACCTAGCGAGACTACAATTCCTTTACTTAATATTGATCCAGTCGATTTACGAAACTCACCAGATTATACGTTGTTATATGGTGTTAAAGTTAAAGGTTGTAATGTTAAAATACACTATGAAGATAACAGACGTAAAGGAAGGAGTTGGGATATACCACTTTTTAATAATAGATTTATTATGTTTCCATCTACAAATATGTACTATTTAACTAATAATCAAAAGGATAGTTTAAATTTCGTACAAACTATAACGTATGAATATATCTAATTATTATTGGTATTTTAGTGGTGCATTAACACCTAAATTTTGTGATGATGTTATAGAATATGCTAAATCACAAAAAGAAGTAATGGCTAGAACTGGTGGTTATGGTGATAGAAAATTAAAAAAAGAAGAAATATTAGATTTAAAAAGAAAAAGAAACTCTGATTTAGTATGGTTAAATGATACTTGGATATATAAAGAATTACACCCATACGTTCACAAAGCAAATAGAAATGCTGGTTGGAACTTTGATTGGGAAAGATCTGAATCGTGTCAGTTTACAAAATACAAACACAATCAATATTATGATTGGCATTGTGATAGTTGGGATAAACCTTATGAAAGAGATAATAAAAATCATCCAGAACACGGTAGGATTAGAAAGTTATCTATGACATGTCAATTGACAGATGGATCAGAATATCAAGGTGGTGAATTAGAATTTGATTTTAGAAACTATGATCCACATATGCGAGATGAATCGAAGCATAGAATACAATGTAAGGAAATATTACCAAAAGGTTCTATCATTGTGTTTCCTTCATTTGTATGGCATAGAGTTAAACCCGTAACATCAGGCACAAGATATAGTCTTGTTGTCTGGCATTTAGGAAAGCCATTTAGATAATGTATATAAATAACTATTTTAATACGACCATTTGGTCAGAACAAAAACCAGAGTTTGTAAAATCTTTAAATAAAGCAAGTAACAAATATATTTCTGATGCTCGTAAAAGAGAAAAAGAATTTATAAAAAAACACGGTGACTTTGGAAGATCATATCACTCAACACCACTAACAATGGACAATGATTTTTTAGATTTTAGAAATTATGTTGGTCAAAAATCTTGGGAGTATTTAGATCATCAAGGTTATGATATGTCACAATACACAACTATGTTTAGTGAGCTATGGGTACAAGAGTTTGCTAAAAAAGGTGGGGGTCATCATTCAGCACACATACATTGGAATCAACACGTATCAGGTTTTTATTTTTTAAAGTGTAGTGATAAAACATCATACCCAATATTTCACGAACCAAGAACCGGGGCACGTGCAACTAAATTAAAAATGAAACCAAATAGAAAAGGTGTATGGCCAGGTGAAGAACTTATAAACTTTAGACCTACACCAGGTACATTAATTATATTTCCAGGTTTCTTAGAACACGAATATGCAGTAGATTTTGGTATAGAACCATTTAGATTTATACATTGGAATATACAAGCAGTGCCGAAGGAAATGGCTAAAGATGTTTGAAATAAAAGATAATTATTTATCTGTTGAAGAACATTTAATTTTAAAAACTATTATGGAATCTGATACTTTTCCTTGGTACTACAATCATTATAAAGTTTGGAAACCTAATTCTGTTAATAAATTATTTCAATATCAATTAGTGCATATATTTTATCTAGAAAATAAAGTTAATTCTGATTTTTTTAGTGAATTAAATCCTATAATAAAAAAATTAAAACCATTATCTTTAGTCAGGATAAAAGCAAATTTAAATCCAATAGCGCATAATTTAATTGAGTTTAGTGAACATCAAGATCAAGGTTTTAAATGTAAAGCAGCTATATATTATTTAAATGATAATGATGGTTACACTATGATAGGAAAAAATAAAGTAGAAAGTAAAGCTAATAGAATGGTTTTGTTTGATGCTGATAAAAAACATTATGGAACAAATTCTACAAATTGTAATAATAGGATGTTAATAAATTTTAATTATTTCTAATATGAGTTTTAAAAAGAAAAAGTATACAGTTATTCGTCAAGCTATATCAAAAGACCTAGCAGCTTTTATTGCAAATTATTTTAGTATGCAAAAACAAGTTTATGATACTTGTAGAGCTCAAAAATACTTTTCACCTTTTGAAAATATTATAGGTCATTATGAAAATGAAAACGAACAAATACCAAATACATATTCTCAATATGCTAATATGGCTATGGAAACTTTATTACTAAAATGTCAGCCAGATATGGAAAAGGCAACAGGATTAAAATTATACCCTGCTTACACATATGCTAGAATATATAAAAAAGGTGATGAATTAAAAAGACACAAAGATAGATTTAGTTGTGAGATATCTACTACTATGAATCTTGGTGGTGATGATTGGCCTATATATCTAGAACCATCTGGAGAAGTAGGTAAAAAAGGAATCAAAGTAGATTTAAAACCAGGAGATATGCTGGTTTATTCTGGCTGTGAGCTAGAACATTGGAGAGAAAAATTCAAAGGCAAAGAATGCGTACAAGTTTTTCTGCATTATAACAATCGTAAAACCCCAGGAGCGAAGGATAATATGTTTGACAAGCGTCCACATTTAGGTCTTCCTTCTTGGTTTAAACGATGATATAATTCTTAGATGGGGGCTGTGTCACCACCACATACCACGCAGCCTCCTTTTAAGGATTATAGAATATGTTTTTTGGCGGAACTACCTTTGCAGGAGCACCTTTTGGAGACTCAGGATTTAACCCTAATGCATTTGTAAATGTAACTGGGTCTAGGATTAATGAATCAACAGGTACAGTAGGTTTAGTAGGTAAAGCAAATATTGCTGTTACTGGTAATAGACTTAATTTTACAATTGGTAATGTAACTATTATTGAAGGTACGGGTGTTATTGTATCTCCTGATGGTAGCCGTATAAATGTATCTAGTGGTGATCCAACCATTGTTGCAAAAGCATTAACAGCTGTAACAGGATCAAGAGTAAACTTAAATACAGGAACACCTACATTTGCTTCTATATATTCTGTAACAGGATCTAGAGTAAATACAAATACAGGAAGTCCAACTATAGTTGGTAAAGCAACTGTATTACCAAATGGATCTAGAGTTAATTTTAATACAGGAACTGTAACTATATCTGCTGATGCAAACTTATCAGTTACAGGAAATAGAGTAGATGTAGAAATAGGTAATGTTACAACTAAAGCAAATGCAACTGTAACTGTTACAACAAACAGACAAAATTTATCAACGGGAACTGTAACCATTGTAGCAAAAGCTACAGTTACTCCAGACGGTAGTAGAATAAATATGGCAGATGGTTCTGTACTAATTAAAAAATGGGATGGTATTGTACCAGGTGCTACTATGACTTGGGAACCAGTACAAACATCGCTAGGATAGAATATGTATTTTGGAGGAAGCACATTTGCCGGAGCACCATTTGCCGATCCAGGTGGCGTAAGTGTATTTGTTGCCATAACAGGTAACAGAGTAAACGTAAGTACAGGAACTGTTGGTATTACTGCTTCTGCAAGAGTATTACCAGGAGGTTCTGAAATAGAAATATCCATAGGTAATGTTACTGTCAGAGTTAACAAAACAGTGGCTGTAAATGGTATAAGAATAAACCTTGCAACTGGTACCGTTTCTGTGATATCATGGAACCCGATAGTTCCGGGGGCAACTGGTACCTGGGTACCTATTGACCCGAATAATCCGTAGGAGAAATATATGGCATCGAGTACGTCAAGTGATTTAAAACTAGAGTTAATTACCACAGGTGAAAAATCAGGAACCTGGGGTACAATTACAAACACAAATTTACAGATATTAGAACAAGCAGCATCAGGGTATTTATCTCTTAATGTGGGTTCTGGAGATGTGGCTTTATCTTTAGCTAACCATGCTACAGCAAATGGTAAAAATTTATATTATAAATTAACAGGTACATTAACTGCAAACAGAACAGTTACTATGCCAGACTCTGCTGAAAGAGTTTTTATTGTAGAAGATGGCACCACTAGATCTTCTTCTAATTATACACTAACAGTTAAAACTGTATCAGGGACCGGGCTAGCTTTACCAATTGGGTCTACAACAGTTCTATATTCTGATGGTACAAATATTACAGGTAAACTACAGACTAAAGGATATTATACACCAAGCGCTACATATACTACAGTCAACGGCGATCAAATTTTAGTGGACACATCTGGAAGTGGTATTAGTGCTGCGGTTACAATAAACCTACCTGCTTCACCTGCTATTGGAAATGAAGTTACATTTATTGATAGTGGGAATAATCTTGCATCTAACAATCTTACAGTTGGTAGAAATGGATCTAATATAAATGGGTCTGGATCTGATTTAGTTGTTTCAACAAATGCTTCAGCGTTTACCTTGGTGTATGTTAATGCAGCGAGAGGCTGGGTATTTAAAGATAAAATATAAGGGCTAAAATATGGCTCTGCTTGACTTTACATTCTTTCCAGGAATCGACAAACAGAATACATCTGTTGGTGCTGAAAGACGTTGGGTTGATTGTGATAACGTAAGATTTAGATATTTATTACCAGAAAAAGTTGGTGGTTGGTCTTCACTTATTACAGACACGATATGTGGTGTTGCAAGACGACAGTTTGCGTTTGTTGATCTTGATGGTAACAGGTATGTTGCTATAGGAACAGATAAATTTTTATTATTATATTTTGAAGGTCAACTATATGACATCACACCCGTTAAAGCAGCTTTATCTGGTGCAACACTTGCAACTACATCTGGCTCAGCCGTTTGCACTATAACTAAATCTGCACATGGATTAGTAGCAGGAGACATTGTACAATTTAATAATGTAACCTTACCTGGTGGTACAGGTTATTCGGACTCTGATTTTGAAGATAAAAACTTTCAAGTAACTTCTGTCACATCAGCTTCTGTATTTACAGTTACACAAAGCTCTAATGCATCGGCAACTGTATCTACAGGCGGTAGCATAGAACTAATTCCTTATGAGCCAGTGGGTCCTGCCGCACAGTCATATGGTTATGGTTGGGGTACAGATACTTGGGGAGCAGGGAACTGGGGTGAAGCATCATCAGCAAATGATATTACTCTTGAACCAGGTCTTTGGTCATTAAGTAATTTTGGTCAAGTATTGATTGCAACTATCGCAAATGGTAAAACATTTACGTGGAATGCAGGAGCTACAGATCCTTTAACAGTAAGAGCATCAACGGCCACATCTGGTTTTGCAACTACAAATAATCCAACTGCAACAAGGGTAACACTAGTATCACCAACAACACGTCACTTGATTCATTTAGGTACAGAAACAACTATTGGAACACCGTCAACACAAGATGATATGTTTATAAGATTTTCAGAACAAGAAGATATAAATGATTATACTGTTACAGCAATTAACACTGCTGGTTCACAAAGACTTCAAGATGGCACAAAAATTATGGGTGCTTTAAAAGCAAAAGAAGCAATTCTTGTTTGGACAGATAATGCATTGTACACCATGAAGTTTGTAGGTGCTCCATTTACATTTGGGTTTGAACAGGTTGGTACTAACTGTGGATTAATTGGTAAGAACGCAGCTGTTGAAATAGATGGTGTTGCTTATTGGATGTCACCAAATGGATTCTTTATGTTTGATGGTACAGTAAAATCTTTACCGTGTTCTGTGCAAGATTATGTTTATGATCAAGCTGATACCACAAAAGGACAACAAGTATACGCCGGATTAAATAATCAATTTACAGAAGTAGTATGGTATTATCCATCATCTAATTCAGAATATAACGATCAGTATGTTATATATAATTACGGTGAGAGTAATGCTAGAACAGGGACTGTTTGGTATATAGGAACAGAAGCTAGAACTACATGGATTGATGCAACAGTATACCCTACGCCTTTTGCAACTAAGTTTGATGACAGTGCTACAGGTACTTTTCCAGTCATTATTGGCGAATCAGGGCTCGGTCAAAGCACATTATTTGAGCATGAAGTAGGTACAGATCAAGTAAATCCTGATGGATCTACAACAACAGTTACATCTTTTATACAATCTTATGACTATGATCTTCAACAAATGCAGAGAGGTCAATCATATGCTATAGCAGGTGACGTATTTTTAGCTGTAAGACGATTTTTACCAGATTTTAAAACACTAGCAGGTAATGCAAAAGTAACACTAGCTGTTAAAAGATATCCTTCAGACTCACAAACTACGACCACTTTGAGTCCATTTACAATTACTGCAAGTACTGATAAAAAGGATACAAGAGCACGTGGAAGATTTGTAAATATTAAGATAGAGAATGATGCTGTATCTGAGT